ATTAGTAAAAAAATAACTATTTTCGTTATCAGGAGATTGATGAACGTATGTAAAATGTTTTCCAAAAATACAACTTACAATTAATAAATTGTTCATATATATTATAATATATTAATTATTATATTCCTTGATAATTACTAACGGCTATGTTAATATTTAATTTGGATATTAAATTTTTACCTCTATTACTTTTTATACAAGCCCTATAATAATCGCCTCTATATGATTGTATATAATTAAAATATTTGTTATTTATGTCTTTGCTAAAATTGTCTAAATTTGTATTTGATTTAATTATTTTATTGAATAAAGTATTCCCATGCATATCACCATCAATTATTATTAAATTTATATTATTTGAATTTTTAATGTATAATGAGTACAAATAATATTCATACAAAGATTGTTCGCTACCAGTTACAAAATAACTTATTGGTTGTTTATGTATATTAAATAATAATTGTATCATGGATTTATAATATTTTGTATGTATAAACCAAAAATCATTCATTCTTACACTTATGTCTCTATAATCACTAAAATTATTGTTGAATATTTTTTCTACTATTTGTGGATATTTAATACCACTATTATTTTTTCCAACAGTTAACAATGGTTTTTTCATATTTGAATCAATTATTGTTTGAATATTTGTATTTTTTAATATTAATGATTCACAATCCAAACACCATACATAATCATATCCCATTTTCTCTAATTCTAAAATAGAATATGTTCTTTTAACAGCAACATAATTACGATGACCACCAGAACCCCAACTAACATTATTTACATTCTTAAATAAATCCTTCTTTTTTTCTGTAAATTCTAACTGAAAATTATTAATTATTTCTTCAGTATTCAAAAAATATATTAAATCATAATCATAATTATATTCATTTTTAAAATTATTTATAGATTTATTATCGTCAAGTACAATAAAAATTGGTATTTTAAGAATCTGAATATTTGTAAATTTTAAAAAAGATAAAATTAACTGATTAGTGTATTTAAAATGAGGCAGGTGAGTTTGAATATGAATACATACTGTCATTGTATATATATATATATATATTTTAATGATAATAATCATACCGATTGGTGGTATTGGGCAAAGAATTAAAGAAAATGGTTATAAAAAACCTAAAGCATTAATTAATATTTATGGAAAACCTATAATATCATACTTATTAGATAACTTAAATACTGATAATATTGATTATATATTTATTCCATATAATAAAGAATATAAACAGTATAGATTTGAAGATTTTTTAATTAAGAATTATCCAAATATTCATTTTAAATTTTATTGCCTAGAAAATAATACTAGAGGTGCTGCAGAAACAATTAATATTGGTATAAATAAACTTAATGAAGAAAGAGATATTCCAGTATTGTGTTTAGATAGCGATAATTTTTATACTTGTGACATAATTTCACAATGGAACGGAGAAAATTGTGTTTTTTCCTTTGAAGATGAAAATAAAAATCCAATATATTCATATGTAAAAACGAATGAAAATAATGAAATAATAGATATAAAAGAAAAGGATAAAATTTCAAATAATGCTTGTACTGGTGCTTATGGCTTTCGTTCAATTAATGACTTAAAAAAATATACATCAAAAATTATTGAAGAAAATATAACTCAAAAATTAGAATTTTATACAAGTGGTGTGATAAAGCAAATGATAAGTGAAGGTCAAACTTTTAAAAACCAAACTATATTACGTTCAAGTTTTATATGTCTAGGAACCCCTTTACAATTAAAGTTTTTTTATAATAATTATCCTTATAAAAATTGCTTTAGTAATGAAGTTGTAATAAAAAATAAAAGAATCTGTTTTGATTTGGATAATACACTTGTCACCTTCCCTACTATTGTAAATGATTATAGATCTGTAAAACCTATCCAAAAAAATATTGATTTTTTAAAATATTTGAAAAAGTTTGGAAATACTATTATTATCTACACTGCTCGAAGAATGAAAACACATAATGGAAATATAGGTAAAATTAATACAGATATAGGTAAAATAACATTTGAAACACTAGATGATTTTAATATTCCGTATGATGAACTACATTTTGGAAAACCATACGCCGATTTTTATATTGATGACTTAGCATTAAATTGTTTTGATAACTTAGAAAAGGAAATGGGATATTATAATAACAAGATTGAACCGAGAGATTTTCATACTATTAATTCAGGTAGTTTTGATACAATAATTAAAAATGGTGATTTAAAAGGGGAAAACTATTATTATGAGAATATTCCACAATATTTAAAGGATATGTTTCCCTTAAAGATATCAGGAAACAGTAAAAATATTGTAATAGAAAAAATTCATGGTTTGACAGTTACAGATTTATATTTATCTGAAATGTTAACAAAAGATACATTGACACACATATTAAATAGTATAAATCGGATTCAAAATTGTGATATAATCAATGATGATATTAATATATATGATAATTATGCTTCAAAATTAATAAATAGATATAAAAGTTTTGATTATTCAATATTTGAAAATAGTGAAAGCATTTATGAATCAATATTAGTAAAATTACAATGCTATGAAAAGAATAACTTAGGTAAGAAAAAAGTAATACATGGTGATCCAGTATTTACCAATATAATCATCAATACATATGGTAAAATTAAATTTATAGATATGCGTGGTAAGGTTGGAGATAAATTAACAATATATGGAGATTGGTTATATGATTGGGCAAAAATCTACCAATCAATAATTGGTTATGATGAAATATTATTATCTAAAATTATTGATACTAATTATAAAGAAAACATAATATCCATTTTTAAAAACTATTTTATTGATAAGTTTTCAGATAAGGATTTCGAGAATTTAAAAATAATTACAAAAAGTTTAATATTTACTTTGATCCCTTTACATAATAATGAAAAATGTATAAAATATTATAAATTATTATTTTCAGAATATTTAAAATGAATTATTATATTAATGCCAACTCACAAAAGTAGTGATTATAAATGATCTAAATCTATATATTTATATGAAATGTTTTTTTGATGTAAAGTTTCGTATATATAATAACTGAATGTAGATCCATTTTTTCCATTTAAATTAAAATTACCAATAAATACATTATTACATTCTTTTGAAATAAGAAAATCGACTATTGCATTTAATTCTCTATATTCAAAACTCTTTTTACTAGTAAAATAGTTGTATTGATTTGTATTCAAAAAATCGATAATCTTGTTATTAAATGAGGATGACAATAAAATTGTTATATCCTTTTTATCAATATATTCCTTTATTAGTTGAATATATTTATTTTCAAGTTTTTTCTTAAAATTCCCTTTTGACATTTTGTTCATTTTAGACCAATGAATTATTGCATCATCTTCTAGTCTTAAGTGGATTAGATTTACTTTATTTGTTAAAATAACATTTGATAGTTGTTTTTTGGATATATCAATAAATTGATTATTATAAAAAATATTAGTCAATATATCTAAAAAATATGGAGTCGGTTTACCAGGGCATTTACCCAAGGATGAATCCCATTTTCCAGCTTTATTTGATGGCCAACCCATTGTGGAACATTTAATATAATTTTTATTTGTATAATCAATATCTTTATCTAAAATTTCGGTATATTTGTCTGTTATAGTATTATTATTTAGTTTATATTTAAACCAAATATATTTTGCAACACCAATACACGGATCTCCTTGAATATTATTAAAATTCGTATTTTTACTTATAAATAATTTGTTATTAACAAAATATTTGTCTTTTACATTTTGTGTTATATCAAAAACATTATCTTGTGTTCCATAAGTTACATTTAACAATTCAAAATCAAAATTTTCCTTATCTACTAATATTAAGTTATATTCTTGTTTAAAAAAAATATTCATTTTGTCTAAATCTAGTATTTTTGAAATATTTTCATATTTATTTTTACTATAATCACATAAAAATTTATCAATAACAATAATCTGACAATTATTTTCAATTGCATGGCTTATCCCATTCAATAAAGCAAATATTTGATTAGTAAATCCCATTGATTTTGTTGAAAAAGATAGATAATACATACTATTATATATAATAACTTATTTATAACAATATTAACTGTTAATGGATAAATTATTACAATGGATTTTAAGACTCGATTAATCAGATATTATGAGCTAAATGCCCCCCAAAAGCTTGGAGATGTTGATAAATTGGTTCAAAAATATTCATCAAAGGAAAAAGAATTGTTTAGACAATTAACGTTTAAATATGGTCCCGAAGCAAAGCTATCAGAAGCAGAAAGAAAAGCTATTCAAGCACGAACAGCTAAAGCGCCAATCGTTAAAGCCCCAAAACAAACAATTGATATTAATGATTGGATGGAATCGTTATTAGATGAGAATGATAAGAATTTATTAAGAGAAATAGATAATTACCATGGAAATGAAATTCCACAAAGTATTTTGGATCGTATTTAAATAATATTCGCTTAAATTATACAAAACTATGTTATCAAAAAGTGAAAAAAACATGTTTTACTATTTAGGTCTTAGTTTGCTTGTGTTAATTGTATTGGGTGTATTATTTGGAGTATCTAGTGTAAAGGAATCTTTCGGCGGCGGTAAGACATCTGAGCAAAAAGCATGCGAAGACGCGGGAAAGGTCATGGCCAAAAAGCTGGTCGGCCACTCCCGCGTCCTGAAGTGGGGGGACAAGCCGTTACGAGAATCTATTGTGAATGAAATCAAGGATAACTGTGCCGCCAACGAGCACCTCAACCCTGCAAGCACACAGTCCCAAATCGAATACATTGGTAAGAGATATGCTATTGATGCTGTCGGATCGCGTGCGAGCGCTTCGGGCGACATGCACTACTCGAACCTGGCATGAATCGGTGTGCACGAAGCAAAGCAATAGAGAAAAGAAGTAAGTAAGAAGCTCATTGAATACTGCAATGAAGGAAAGAGCTTTTCCATGGCGGAAAGCCAGGCGATGTATGATGTGGCGGCGCTCTTCGCCGGCGAGGCTCACAGCGAAACACGAAAAAACTGGTGTAAGGAAGCGGTAAAAAAAAGGTCTTTACCTCAAAACATCCAAAAGCATGCACATAGATCTTGTACACCAGAAGCAAATTGAATAAAACATTAATTTTATTCAATTTTCTTTCTCTTTAGAGCTAATTCTTCAATAAAACTTAATTTATTTTTATTTTGATTATTTAAATTAATTTTTTTCAATTTTATTGGTTCTTTTTTCTCTAAATAAGCAGAATTTCTTTTTAGTCTTGCTATTAAAGTATTATTTTTTTCCTGATTTATCATATCAGATAATTTCTCTCGAACACTTGATAACCATTGCATTTTTTCACCAGTATCATCATGTTCAAACTTCTCCGGCATACAAGCATAGAGTGCTCTCATTTCAATTAGATCAAGACCTGTAAATGAGTATTTAAACCTGAGATCCGCTAAATGAATTGGAGCAATTTCATTTGGATCCATATGTACAAGCCATAATACTCTATTTCTCATTAAACGAACGGCTAATTCCTTTTTCAAACCTTTTTCCATTAAAATATCGACTGACGCACCCGAATAGATATTTTTGGGAATAATCTTTTGCTGTATTTCAAGTGCTTCAATATTTTTCAAAAAATTTTCATTCTTCCAAGCTTCCTCTTTCTCTTTTTCTTCTTCAACGTATTTTGGGTGATTTTTAATGAATTCATCCCATCTTTCCACCTCTTTTATATTTTCATAAGAATCAGATTCAGAAGCATTTTTTAATGCTTTAGTCAAATATTCTTTAGCGGTTTCATATGTGACCATCTCGGAAAGAGGTTTAATACCGGCATTATTCAGTTGTGATTTAAGCACTTCTATTTGTTCAAGAAGAGATTCATCGTTAACGACATATGATGTTGAATTAATACTTCCAGTTTTTAAAATTTCTTTTTGTTGAAATCCTCTTTTTGCTTCTTTTGCTTGTTTCTTTTTTCGAAGATTTTCTAAATGTATTTCTCGATTAAGACCTTTCCTACGATGTAATAAACAATTTGATGTTTTTGCTTGATTTGGGTTTTGTGAAAATATTTGACCCAAGGCAATATTTGAATAAGTCTCTACATCTTTCATACTAAAGAGTATATTTTAATATATTCGAAATTTATTTTAAAATATAGTAAAAGAATAGACAAATGAGTTTACATAAAGATTTATTAAATAGAAGAAAATGTTTACATATTTATTTAAATGATGTGCAATCACCTGATAATATTTGTGATTATAGATATGGTAATATCTTAAATTCTGAAAAATGTATGAATGAAAAAATTGATAAACCACTTGTATATGAAAATAAAACACAATCAGAATCTAAATTAAGAATGAATCTAAAAGATAGTCATTTTCTAAATGAAAATAGACTGGATTCTATTGATGAAAATTCTGATAAATTAGATTTTGATTTTAACCCAATCTACGAAATATACAGGCCTAATTCAGAAAATCAACACAAAGATCCAACTTCATATGGAGATGATAACACAAAAGAAAGATATACTGAAGGGAATGAATTTTGGAATAATCCAAATTTAAAAAATATTGATGTTGAAAAAACCGATAACAGTAATAATTTTACCAAATCAGCTTATAAAAGGGGAAGGGATTTTTGGAATAATTTAAACAAAAAAATTGAGTTTAAATAATTACTGACTGGAACCAACATTCGCTGAATAAATACGAGACTTGTATTCATCTAGTTCTTGCTGGTATCTTGTTTTATCATCTTCAGCCAATTTATTAAATTCTGTTTTTTTATCATCACCAAGTCCACGCCATTCCGCCGCCATTTTCTTAATAATATCTGAAAATGTTGCCGATTTTGGTAGAGAACCTTTTACTCTGGCACGATTCTTTTCACAATACAACATGTAACCCGACTTTGGTTTTTTAGGATGATTCTTATCTTTGAATTTCTTAATTCTAATAGAATCATCAATATATTTATTGCATAGTTCTTCATAACGTTCTGGAGCACCAAGATCAAAACTAATTCTTTCAATTAGTTTCATACTTTGAGAGCGGGATGTTTCCATAATATTGCGCATAGCCAAGTAGTATTCTTGGTGAGCCATCTTGTATACTTTATTATAGTGAGTAGGCTTTATACTCTAAAAGCATTTTTGTACATACCGAAAATATAATCAACTGGCAGTTTCAAATTATCAGAAACATTAACAATTTCTGAAACCATTTCCTCATTTTCTTTTTTATATTCAGCATTTTTTCCAAATACAAGATTATGAGTATAAGCCCATGGAGATGCTTCAGTTTCAACAACAGTTAAATTTTGCTTTTCAGACTTTTTGTAATTTTTTAACATTTTTAGATTAACATTTGTATCAGAAATATTACATATTTTTGAATATAAATCTAATAATTTTTCTGGTAAATCAGAACGAATTATTAATTTATCTCCATTCATTTTTACTATGTATCCATTTGTCATATTTTTCAACCATTCTCCATTATCAGTTGATTCAACATTGACTTCAATATAATCGATTCTATCTAAAATTTTTTTGTATTGTGTATTTTTATTTTGGATTTCATCAATATTTTTATTTTTTGAAATAATATCAATATTATTAATCTCAAACTTAACAATTTGTAGTAAAATATTTATTTCATCAAAAATTGTATTTAGAATATTCATTTCATGATTATAAAAATTTCTTGTTTTCAATTGACTAATTATATCTTTATAATAATACAAATATATACCCCATTTTCTAGAATCTGCTAATTGTTCTCTTCTTATTTTGGATAAATTCTTTTGAATTATTTCTAAAAATTCTTTTACACTGTTTTGCGGAGTTATATTTTCTAAACTGTTAAGATTTCTAATTGATTTTGGTATTTCTATATTGTTAACGAGTTTTTCCAGTTTTAAATTATATAATAGACTGTCATTATTTTTTTCAACTTTGGCATTTTCATCCAATATTATATTATAATCTGGATAATTAAAAAACAATAAATGCTTATATTTTCCAAGAATTTTTTGATTTTTTTCTGATAAAGGAGGAATTTCTTTTATGTTATATGTAAAAGAGTTTATAGGATCATCATTATCTTTATATGATTCAGTATCTATACTTTCACGCAAATAATCGAGTTCAAGTACATGTCTACAACATAAAATACCTTCTTTCATAATTTCGGATTTCAATTTTGGACTATCTGATAATATTACACCCATTAATGATAGTGAATAAAAATGATTCAGATATTAGTCAAATTTAATAATAATACAAATATGGCTAGTAAATTGAAGGATATTTTGAATGAACATAAAGTACCTTTATTACATGGTACACATGGATCTGGAAAAACAACATTAGTCAGAAAAACATTTAAAGAATGTTATTTTCATCTGTATTGTCCATTAGAACCAAATGAATGGACATATATGATTGATGGAATATCTAATAATCCAAAGCAAGTTGTGATTGTTGATAATTTAGAAGCAGCTGATTCTGCAACTGTCAAACAAATCAATCAATTTCTTAATAAGAAAAAGAAAAGCACTACTCTTATTCTGATTTGTGTAGATCCTTATATGAATCATTTAAGAACTTTAAGAAGTAAATTACAATTGGTTAGAATGCATACTATCAATAATGCAAATGCTATAATAAAAGCAGAAGAAATGGGAGCATCAAAAGAGGTTTTATCGTACATCGCAAAAAATGGTATTAGCGATTATCGATTATTAGAGAATTTAGCAATACACGGGGGCTTAGCATATGATTCTGATACAAATCTTGCAATTCGAAATCCATTTAAAGCATTTAGTTGGTTACTCGGACAAAAGAATAAAGCTAATTTAGAATCAGTTGTCGAAGACAATCCATATTTCTATTCTTGCGGAATATTTACAAATTATACAAAAGTGTCTAATAACATTTACAATCTACAAAAATACTCAAAATATTTATCTGATATAGATCATTTGGGTTTTGATGTATCTAATATTCAAAATACTTTATTATCAAAATTGAGTAAACTCAAACAAGTTGATAAGCAATACATGATTCAATTTCCAAAATTCAATGTAAATTCAAAACAATTTGATATAAGATTATGGAAAACGATTGAACATAGAGATTCTTTGTATAATTTGATAAGACATATCAATAAGAACAAGAAACAAAAAGAAACATTGGATTTGTTAAAAAATTGTATAAAATATTACAAGATTAATCAAGATATTACAGAAAAGGCTTTACAAGTATTAGGTGATACTAAAAAACCAAAGTTAAGAGTCCACATGAAGAAACTCTTTACTTAGGTAATATTTGTGAATCCATACAAATAGACCAATAAACACGTCAAGCAATAGAACAATATACGCATTTTTTTCTCCTTTAAATGCGTATATTGAATATAGAATAAATAACATACCATGAATTGGACGATATGAATTCCACCAAATCTTTCCACCAGCTTCTATACCATTTTTTCTTAAATCGAACAAATATAATGATACAAAAGCTAATCCAAGTATCAATGCTGGAATTGAAGACAGTTTTAACTCTTTAATTGATAAATTTTTTGCAATTAGTGCTATAATCAGTCTTAATCCTAAACATAATATTAAAAAAGCAAGGGCTCTTTTCATACTAAATGTTTTGAAAATAATAAATTATAATATTTTCAATTGAGTCTCTAAGTTGTTCTCTAATTCTGTAATTCCTATATTTCTAAACTTAAATTTTTCTCCAAATATGTCATAATCTCCAATACAAATATTCATAATTTTTTCACAAACCATCTTTTCTCCATCTTTTAGACTAAATACATTTTCATCTGTAAAGAAGATATGATTGCCAAATTTATCAGTAATTTCAACAATAATATTCAAGTAATATAAATATGTTTGAGTTGCCATGCATTCGTTTCTCTTGGGAATAATCTCATATTTGAAATCATATCCGTAATTTTCGAATAATTCTTTTAAGCAATTAAAAGAATAATCCATTTTTTCTAATTCTAATTCATATTTATTTAAAGTTTTATAATAAAAAATTAATCATTTTTTTACTTAAAAACAATAAAAAAACAAAAAAAACAATTAAAAATAATAAAAAATAAATAAAAAACGATTAAAAATAATAAAAAATAAATAAAAACGATTAAAAATAATGAAAAATAAATAAAAACAATAAAAAAACGATTAAAAACGTTATGTTCATTTTTTATAAAAGTTTTTTGTAACAAATAATATTCCAATCTTTAAAGTGCTTATTATTACAATCTACTAAAGCTATTTTATCAAAAACAACAGTATTTGATATTTTTTCAATTTTTTGTATTTCTTCATTAGAAATTTTGTCTTTATACTTATAAAAAAGAGAAACATGAGAATCATTTGGAAAATATTCTGGAATATTATCTATTTTTTTCAAAATATAATATAATGCGTTAAAATCATCATCGCAACTCAAAGTATATTTTTCAGATAATTCCATAATTTGTGAACTAATTTTCAATTTGGAATATATATTCCTTGCATCATAAAGTGTTAAACTATGTTTGATTGTCATATGAAAAATAAATCCATTTGTATAATTGTTCCAATTTGCGTCATTAGGTAAAAGCCAAATACAATAACCAAAGTTTTTCATAAAATTATGAAATTTTAACAATATATTTGAATTTTAAAATATCTTTGAAATTAAAAACTAAATGTCCAGACAAGGAATCGAACCTTGATTTTCTGTGCCGTTTGTAAGCATTGTTTTTTGCGAACACAAACAGAGGACTTAACCATTAGTCGATCTGGACATATAAATACATATTTTTATATGGTATACATTTTAGACGCATATTTCGAAATTTAAAATTTTGGTAAAGATTTCAATCATTAATGAATTAATTATGCCAATATATACAGATTATGATGAGTGGTCTAAAAATCTTGGGCCATGTGATATAATTCTTTTTACAAAAAAACGTGTAAATAATTGTGTAAACTTTTGTAAACCAAATGGTTTAGGATTACATTCAGAATGGGTACATGTTGGCGTGGTTTGTCCGACTAATTTCATAGATTTTGAAAATAAAGATGTAAATGAAACATATATATTAGAGTCAAAAATATATGGATCACGTGGAATAAAGGATATCCGTACTAATAAGTTGAAAGGAGGATTACAAATTAGAAATTTAAGAGAAATAGCATATAAAAATCTAAAAAAAGATTATGCAATAGCTTGTTATAAAATCAGGTATAATAAATTCAAATATAGCCTTGAAGAAGAAAGAAATTTGAGTAAAGAAGAATTGGAAAAATATTTAGAAAATAATTTTAAGGTAGCTTCTTTAAGATATATATGGAAAAATTGGCAAAGTTCCTCATATGATTGGTTAAATTGCTATAACGCCCCAGGTTTTCATAACTCTGATTGTATTACACAAAAAAACAAAAGATTATTTTGTTCAGAATTTGTTATAAATTTATATCAGAAAATATCAATAATTGATACAGGATTAGATAGTGATTTAATTGGTCCACAAGAACTTGGAGATTGGATTGGTGATGTAATGGGTGATTCTCCATTTTATCCAGATTGTTATTTATTGAAGAAGAAACCAGAATTGAATAGGCAAAATACAATACATTCAAAAGCAAAAACTTTTTTAATTAAATGTTATTGGTATTGGGTTGTTTTTTGTGGATGTGGGACTAGCAAATATAACGGGAGTGGAGAAGCTGGATATTAAAATTTTTTTGAAAAAAAAATGATTACCAAAATCTTATTTAAGGTTATACTCATTAATATATAATAATCATGTGTCGTCAAAATACTATTATTTCTGTAATGGAATCTGCGTTTTACAACAATAGTACCCAAGTAGTTCACCGCTCCTAATAAATTACCTCATCATTATGCCGCAGTTGTAATATCAGGAAAGCCGATAAGTATTGGAGTTAGTGGATTAGCAGGATGTTCGAAAATATGCAAACCTGCAGTAACAAGACATGCCGAAATGGATGCGATTAATAAAGTAAAAGATAAGAGTCGTTTAAGAAAAGCAAGTATTTGGAGTTTAAGATGGAAGAAAGTTGATAATGAATGGGTACTTGGAAATGCAAAGCCTTGTCATTATTGTAGGAGTTTAATGATCAAGTGGGGAATTAAGACTGTGTATTATAGTGATGATAATGGAATAATACAAAAGGAGAATATAAATCAAATGAAAAGCAAATTAACTACTGGAAGTGTAATTCATTTGCGTTCAAATCTTGGTTACAAGGATATTTCGTTTCAACGCCCAATATGTTATAAATGTAATTAATGAAAAAATAGAAAAAATAATAAAGTATACATTATACTATGGCTAAAGATAGTGTTCTTTTATTAGGTGTTTTAGTATTTGTATTGGCTGTACTTGGATTTTTTTCTTGTGGCTCAAAAGTAATTTCTCCATCAAGAATTGTAACAAAAGAGACTTTAGGTGGTAAAGCACCTTCTGACTTGTGTATAAAAAGAGATAATGATGAAGAGAAATTACAAAGGAGTATGTATAGATCTCATTTTAAATATGACTAAGTTTATATTTTTTTTGAATTAAGTAAACACAGAATTTAACTGTGTCTTATAATAATGGAAACAGAAGATGATAGCCACCTTGCGAACTCATCAGCGTATGTATCGTCGAACTATTCTGCAATAGAGCCCCAAGTACTATTAGCGAAGGGTGAGAAAGAAGATGGCGCCTTATTTTTTTATTTGCATCATATATATGAAAATAGTCATAATGAAAATATTCCAAATGAAGAAACAATAATATACAAATCAAAAGAATTAATTAATAATGGTAGTAATGTCAATTATGTGTATTTAGGATATAGTCCGTTATTTATTGCTGTTAAATTATTAATATATCCTAATTTAATAAATTTTTTGTTGGATCAAGGTGCTAATATTGAACATACAAAAATTGAAAATGGAAAAAAATGGTCTGTTTTTCTTGTTGCATTCATGGAAAAGTATGATTTAATACAGAATGATTTATATAAACCAACTTTACCAATATGGTTAAATAGAATTGATCCAAATGATTCTCCTACTACAAAATTTGAAAAAATCAATAGCAATCATAAATTAATAGATAAACATTTAGATGTTGTAAATAAAATTCTCAGCGAACATCACAAAAAAGTAGTAAGAACCAATAGTCCTACAACAATTAGCGGTCATGGTGGAATTTTACATACAAAAATTGCGGAATATAGTGCACCAACTTTTCCTTATTACAAAAAAACTGGCGGCTATTCCAAAACTAAAAGATTTTTTCCTTCTAGTTTACAAGCTAAACTTATTGATAAAGCTTCTAAAGCAAAATCTACACTTGTAAATAGTTTACCATATTCTACAATAAGTAAATTGAATCCACTTGCAAAAAAAGAACATAAAGATATTATATTTTTTAGAAATAGACTTGAAAAAAGTTTAAAAAATACAAACAATACTTTAGAATTCAATTTGGATGCATTAGATATTAGTAGAATAAATGAATTGTATTCATTACCACATAATCCTGGAAAACTAAAATATGTTACTGAAGGCTCATTTAATGGTATATTCATAACCAAAAACAAACAATTCGCTTATAGGATAAATATAGATCCTATTGATTCTGAATCAGATGAAGCCAAAGAATTAATGGCAGAAGCTTTATTAACAATTCACTTAGCGAATTTAGGAATTGCTCCAAGAGTCATTGATTGTTATTTTGCAAAAAATGATAAAAAATCTGGAGAAAACACATATCTTGTATCTGTAAGTGAATTTTCAAAGAACGGTTCTTTAACAACATTTCTTCAATCGAAATCATGTACTCCAGAAATGATACCAAGACTTGTTGAAAAATCTATTGAACTTTATAGCAAGATGATAGAAAATAAGGTTTTTTGTATTGATGTTAAATCGGATAATATGCTTGTTTCAAATAATCTAGAACTATATCTTATTGATTTTGATGATCAATTTTGTTCTAAATTTAAAAATATGATATTAAACGGGAAACATATATTCTCTAAAACAAGTAGATTCATTCAAAAACTACCTTTCTCATCCGGAAATAGTGAAGAAATTACAAATCGAGGATTTTTTTGTTTAAATATTCTTCAAGTTGGTGTTGTATGTATGAGACATGGGGGTGAAGAAATGGATGAGAATAACAAATTACTACTTTATGCAAGAACATTAGTTGATAATATTGATATTGCAAAAGACTTACAATCAATGGTTGCTTGTGCCGCAACAAAAGTTAGTAATGATTATACAGCTTATCATATTTTAAGACATTATCTTGTTGGTGACCCAGTAACTACAGAATTCGATAAGGTTGGTTCTTATAAATTTGCTGGTTATAATATTAGTAATGATCCTGTTACAATAATTCTTGCATCTTACTTTTGGGTTATGTATGACAAAGATTTGGCAATAAATTATTTATTAAAGACTTCAAAAGTCCCCAATTTATTGAAAGTCGATCTTAAAATAGCAAAAATACTTGTTAACAAAAAGGGTTAAATCATTATTCTGAGAATATTATTAAAATCTGAGAATATTATTAAAATCTTATTATAATCATGAGTCTTGGCTTTATTGTATTAAGACATGTAAATAACGAATTAACAAATAAATATTGGATAAAATGTTATGATTGTATAAGAAAACATTATCCAGAAAATGAAATTATTATTATAGATGACAACAGTAATTACGAATTTATAACACATAAAGATTTATATAAAACTTTAATCATTAATAGTGAATATCATCAAAGAGGAGAATTATTACCATATTATTATTATTTACGTAATAAACTATTTGATACTGCTATTATACTTCATGATTCAGTTTTTTTAATGAAACCGATAGATTCTAAAATTATTGAAAACATCAAAACATTTAGATTTTTATGGCATTTTCAACCAAACATCCCCGTCGATAAGGAGATGCACACATCTATATTAAGGCCAAAAACCCTTGGAGGAAAACAAAAACAACTACAAATGATAAATTTATATAATGATAAAGGGCTCATAGATTTTTTTGACCTTAAACTTTGGAATGGTTGTTTTGGAGGAATGTCTATTATTAGTCAAACATTTTTAGTTGATCTAAATAATAAATACGATTTGAGTAAATTGTTAGATGTTATATTTAATCGTGCTGATCGCCAGTGTTTTGAAAGAGTATTTGGTTGTTTATTGATCTATTTTGAATTCTGTTTTTTTAATTATAATATAAAAATACCAAAATTAGGATCAGCACCTAGTTGTGCAAGAAAAAAAGCTATTAAAAAATGTAGACACAATTTTGCAAAATATATGCCAGCATCAAATTCAATATTTGGAAACATTATGGATTATCCGAAGAATGTAATAAATATTAAAAATGAAGAAACTAAAGTCCCTCGACCCTGGAAATTTACATTCGAAAATTGTTGGGAATGTAGTGACTTTTTACCAATAATTAAGATTTGGTCTGGAAGATGATCTATTTCAAAATCCTCTACACTTTTAACAATTCATAATTTGTTTTATTGAATTGTTAAAACAATCAATGTCTGATTCTTGATTGTTACCCAAATGATTCCATTCTTTTGGGTTTTTTGTATTATATTCATATGACCAACCAAAATCACATAAGCGTATTTTTCCGTCTTTTACTAAAATTTCGACTGGTTTAATGTCATTATGAATACAATTATATTCTTTCAAAGTATTCATAATATGATCTCTTTGTAATTCCCAATCACTTGGTAATGTTTCTTTAGTAATTGGTTCTCCCCAATATTTTGTTCTAATGATTTTATCTTTTCCATTTTTTTCATAAGACAATAGCTCAACGGCTATACCTGTATTTTTAAGTATTTTTAACCATTTAATTTCATTTTCATACATAAATGTTCCAGATCTTCTATAATATGGTCTTTTTACTACAATATTATCTTTGTATAGTTTTACACAGCCAATATAATCTTTTTTTAAAATTCTAAAATCATTTGTTTTATCCATTATTTATAATAATTGTTAATAATATGTCAAGAAGGTTATCATATTATTTTAATAATGGAGGTTCAGATGATCCTAATCAAGAACAAAATAATGAAACAAAAAACACAAATAAAAATTCTTTAAAAAGAATAAAACCCGGTAGCTGGGTTATTACTGGAAACAATATTATTTCAGACAATAAACCAGATATAAAAGATCCTGATAATTTAGAAGATGAGTTTTTCGTTAAAAAATTTGATTCAGATGAAGATGAAAAAAACTATTCAAATATTTCTGAAAATGATACAGAATCTAAAGAAGATGTAAAAAACAAAAAACCAAAATTAATGGAAGGTATAATGAATCTTTTTCAATTTAATTCTAATGTTGATGAATCAAAATCTGATAATAATGAATCAAAATCTAATGAAACATCAATAAATGGAGGTTCTTCTTCAGATGTTTTTGATTTAGAAGAAATAGAAGATTTAAGTAAATTGAAAGATACATCTGATTTTGAAAAATATGAATATCCAATTTATGATGATTCGAAACATCCAACTTATACAACTTATAATTCAAATGAATATCAACCTTCTACAAATATTGACAAAACAGATTTATTAAAAAAAATTGATAATATTATTGAAAATATTTCAAAATACCAAAATAATTTATATAAAACAGGAGGTACAACAAACAGAGTACAAGTCTCGAAAAAACGAAAAAATGAATTTATTATTCCACAAAAAGACGAAGAATATGCTGCTACATATGAAGACGATTTTGAGTATACAGAAAATGAAAAATTCAATAATGAATATAATCCAAATATAGAAAAAAATGACTTGCTTGAATTAGATTTATTGAATCAGTGGGTATATGAAGATGACAATTCAGAAGTATATAATACAGATTTATTAAATACACATAAAGAACTTGTTGAAACTATTGGAGAAAAAAATACAGAAGAGTTGATTGATTTTTTATCTGAAAGTGGAGAGAATTTTGAAATAAATGAATCAACACTAGAAGACGAAGAAGAAGATAATGAAGAAACTCTGGACGATTTGCGCCTCAAAGCCAAAGAAAAAAATAAACAACACCGTTATGTATTAAGAAAACGTAAAAAGTAAAATATACCTAAAAAATAATAGATAATAAAGTTAATATGAATATTAACGAAATTCTTTCACTTATATTATTAATTATTGTATTATC